GTGGCGTCATTGTTGAGAATCTGCTGCTGCACGAAGGCCGCGAACTGATTGGTGAGCAGGTTCGATGGGCCATCGTATTCGCCGGTTAGCGTGCCATGGGGCTCGAAGGCCCGCACGTTCAGGTGAATCCGAAAGTGGTTCAGATCGAGCTTGGGCTCGCTGATGCCCTCCATGATCTCGCCCGTATTCTTGTCGAAGAACTGGATGCGGGCATGGTTATCAAACGGCTGTGAAATGACCAAGGGTTGCATGGTCTGCTCCTTACGCTAAGAGTTGGGCGATCGTGGCGCGAGCCCCGGCGATCTTGTCCTTCAACGCAGCCAGTTCAGCCTTGGCTTCGCCCACCAGACCCTGCACGGCCCGCAGCGCATCCTTCGCGGCCATGACATCGCTGGCCAGCGACGCCTTAATGTTGTGTACCTCGGCGGCGGCGGTGCGCCGGTCAGCGTCGGCTGCATCCCTCACCGCCGAGGCAGCGGCCTTGGAACTGGCCTCGACCTGGGCGGCAGCGTCCTCGGCGTTGGCTACGATCTGAGCGGCTCTGCCCCGGGCCTCGGCGTCAATCCGGTCGGCTTGGCCGCGAGCAGCGGCGGCGCGCTCGAGCTCGGCGCTGGCTTCGGCTTGGGCCGCGTCGGCTTGGCTGCGCAACGCGGCGATCTTCTCGCCCATCTCGTGCTCGGCCTGCTCCAGCGAGCCCCAGCGCTTCAGAATGGCCGCCGCAGTAACCATCGGTTCATACTGGCGGGCCAGCCGCTCGATCTGCTCTGCCGCTTGGATGTATTCCTCGCTCATGATGTCCTCTCACGTTCTCAGTGGTTGCGTGCGGCGCAGGATCGCCGTCACGGTCAAGCTGGTTGTTACATCTCCAGCAGTCGCTCGCGGCCTGGCCAGTTCGGTTATTTCGAGCACGGCCTTGATCGACGCGGCACCGAGATTCAGCGCCACGCCCTGCGGGTCAGAAAGAACGGCCCAGGTCACACCGCCGTCGTTGGAACCCTCCCAGCGCAGGTTGCCGCCACCCCCAAACGTGCCGGTGACCTGAATCGTGCGGTCTGCCCATTGCACCCAGGACAGGGGCGCGCCATCATTGCCGTTGGTGATAGCCGCCCAGGTGACGGTGACCACGCTGTAATCGTCGTGCTTGACAACTGTGGGGGCGACTGTGCTCATAGGTCATGTCCTCAACGGTTGTGGACGGCGCACGATCAGAGCTACGGTCAGGTCGGTGACGCCGATGGCGCCCGCCGTGGTGCGCGGCCGGATCAGGCTCACCAACTCGCTCACAGCCTCGATCTTGGCGGCGGTAACGCTCAACGCGTTGCCCTGCGGGTCAGTCAGCGTTTTGTAGTTCGTCCCATCGACGCTTCCCTCGATCACTACCGTCCCGCCACCGAACGTCCCCAGCACCTGGATGCTGCGATCAACAAATTCGGGCTTGGCCAGGGCAATCCCAGCGTACTGGACCTCCGCTTGCGGCGGGTCAGCCACAAACTCGACGTACAGCAGGTGCGCCCAGGTGATCTTGTAGGCCGTGCCGTCGCCGCTGATGTCAGTGACGGTCGGCGTGATGGTCGTAATGGTGGTCATCGGTCACCTTTAGGCACCAAGAAAAAGGCCGCACGATAGCGACCTGGGAGAGTCTGGGTGAAGGCCCGGGCGGGCCGGCGGTAGGTGGTTCCTGCAGGGACGTGCGCTCACGCCGTGGCAGAGGGGCTGGCCATTACCACGCAGGGTCGATCCTTCCGGCTGTCACACCCATTCGGTTGGCGACTGCCCTCAATCGCCATGCGAATCGGCGCTACATCACCCCGGGCACGCTCTGCGTCCACGGAACGGCGTTCGGGCTCGAGCTGCGGTCGTCGTTGTCCATCTGCTCGGCGGACAGGGCGAGTTCCCGGAAGGCGTCAGCGCCGTGGCTGTACTCGTCATGCACAGGATCGCCAGGCTCGTTCGTCGTGAGCGGAACGTGCCGCTTGTACCGCTTCAGGCACTCCAGCAGGCGCTTGGGTCCCCGGAAACCCGTCTCACACTCGGCTTCGGTGTTGTCGATGTAGACCCGCGGAAAGATCATGCGCGCGACCTTGATGCCGACATTCGGATCGGTGCGCTTGCCCACATGGGTCTGAAATCCCGCCTCCTTGATCAATTTCTCGTCCGTCTTTCCGGTCTGGCGGCTGGTACTGCCGGCGTCGTGCGGCAGCCACATCTTTCCCCAGCGATAGGGCAGCTTGTCCAGCTGCTTGCAGTAGTCTGTGACCGTGCGCTGGTTGTCCTCGATGTAGTCGATGATGCGGATCTCCGAGGTCAGGCGCTGCCCCATGATGATTGTGCACGCATCATTCCAGCCCATGTCCCAGATCGCGTGCACCTTCAGGCGCGGATCCCACGGGCAAGGCCGGAACCGGCCGCCCTCGATCAACGCGGTGACCTCCTTCGCGTAGATCGCGCCAAGCACCACCACGTTGCACCGCCCCTCGTAGATGTGCTCGTACTCCTGTGGATCAGCACGCTTCAGCGTCTCCCGCTCCTGGTCGAGCACCTTGGAGCGCCACGGGTTGTCGCGCCAGGTAACCCGGATCAGCGCAGTGTTGGGCGGGGTGGCAACCACGAACCGCATATAGGTATCGTCCGTGTCCATGTCCGGGTTGAAACTCACCCAGATTTCGCTCCCGTCCTTCCGGATGGTCGGGATCAGGATGCCCCAGCTGCGCTTGGTGACCTTGTGCGCTTCCTCGCACCACGCGATGTCGACCCCCTCGTAGGACTTCAGGTTATCGGCCGTCTGCTGGTGGAGCCCGGCAAACATGAACTCGGTGTGGTTCTGCCCAATGATCGAGGTTTCCTTGACCTGGTAGAACCCACCCAATCCCAGTTCCTTGATCTGGTCGGAGAGCAGCTTGTGCACCGAGTCGGCGATGGTCTTTTGGATCTCGCGCGCACACAGGATGCGCAGCGTGCGCGCCGAGCCCATCAAGAGCAAGATGCGCGCGATCGTCCAGGACTTCGCGGCATCGCGCCCGCCAAACAAAACTTTGTAGCGGTGCGGCTCGGTCAGCGGCTTGAACTTAGCCGGGAGATGGACGTCCATCCGCCTTCGGCGCCTCGACCCACACGACCTTGAGCGGTTCGGCCGGCGGGCGCTGCTTGTTGTCCTTCTCGAACATCCCGTGGTACTTCATGGCCTTCTCCAGGGCCGAATTCTTGTCCCAAGCTTTGACCTTCAGGGTCTGGCCGATGACCTTGCGCCCATCCTTGTCGACCTCCAGCTCGACACTGGAGATACAGGCTGCGGTGTCGTCGTCCAGGTCCACCACGCGCTTCATCGTGCCGTCCAGGTTGAACAGCTTGCGCGGATCGAACGTCATCAGGCGACGCACTTCCAGCAGCGTGCGATCGGTTGTCAGTGCTGCGTCTTTCAAGGCGTTGCCAAGGCGCGCTTTTATCTGCGCCGATACTTCACGTTCTTTTACGAGTTCCGCACCAGTCTGCCCGGCACGTCTTGTAGAAAACCCTGCTGCAATAGCGGCTTGCGTAGCGTTTTCTCCATTCGTAACATATGCCTCCACGAACAGCGCACGCCGCGCTTGCGCAGCCGATACGGAACTGCCCCTTACCGTGCGCTTCACCAGCTTCTTCATGCAGACCGCCTACCCATCAACCTTGCTCGAAACCCTGCTCCATGCCCATCTGCGCACCCTCGGTGCTGCCGGGTTCGGCACCGGCAAACAGGTCGCCCGCCATCATCAGGGCCGACTGCAGATCCTTGGCTGGTTTCATCCACGACTTCTCGGCCTGGTCCTCGCCTCCGTTGAGCAGCTGGTGGGCCTGCTCCTTCATAGGCATCCTGGGCTGAGCCATCGGCTGGTCCAGGGGCTGCGCCGGTTGACCGGGCTGTGTAGGCTGTTCGGTTTCCGCCTGCGCGCCCTCCTCCTGCTCTGGGGGCACCTTACCAACCAGGAACGTGCCATCTTCGAGGCGCTCGATCTGTACGGTGATCTCCATGAGAATCCCTTGTGAAAACAGCAATAAGTGGTAGCGCCTGCTGGAATCGAACCAGCGACCTGCGGGTTATGGGCCCGCCGAGCTTCCGCTGCTCCAAGGCGCGATTGAAAAGGACTGGCCTACTTCGCCCGTCAGCGTCTCGCGCTGCTTTAGGCATTGGGCCGGCGCGGAGGGGCCTCAGGTCTTTCAGCCAGGTGGACACCCACGCCATGCTTGTACTCACGGCAATGGGCCGGCGCGCGCGAGGATGAGCAGGACACGGGCACCGGAGCCACAAACGAAAACGCCCCGGCGGGAGGCCAGGGCGCGTGTAGGGACAGCTTTGGAAAATAGCGTGATTTGCATTATTTTCCGCAAAGCGCCTTTTGTCAAGTTTTCAACAAAGAATTCGTGTTACTCAACCACGCCGCCGGCCTTGAGCTGGTCCTCGATCGCGTACAAGGCCATCCGTTCCTGCTCGGTCAGCCATTTATTTGCCTTGTTGGCGTGCACGCTCGCGGTGTCCCGGTCGATGCCACACTGCCGGGCGATCTCGCCCAGAGAATCCTTGGCCCCGAAGTACCGCTTCACGATGGCAATGCGCACTCGGATGTTGTGCGAGAGCCCGTCGACCTGGCCATGGGCGAGGCTGGACACGTTCATCACGGCAACCATCCAATCGGGGTTCACGCGCCAGCCGTTGCAGCATTCCGACTTGCAGGCACAGGGCAGGCGCTGAACCTCGAAGCGCGCGGCGAGGATGTTGGAGGCCACGGTGCCGAGCTGCTGGACCTCGAACTTGATCATGCCGGACTGTGCGGCACCATCTAGGCCGCCCAACCCGCGCCCCTTGGGCCTTGCGCCCCCCATCATCCCGGCCAGAGCTGACGCTTTCATAGTACCGTGGCTGAAATTGTAGGCAAAGGTGAGCGCGCCACGCACGGATCGAAACAGCGGATCTTGAACCACTGCCACCATCAGAAGATTCCGAAACGGGTAGCCATCTGCGCCTCTATGTGGAGCGTGGTTGCGCGCAGCTTGGCGACCTCCCCGGTCAGGAAGAGGATCGCCTGACGGTCGCCACTGATTTGGTCCAACATGTCCAGCTCGATCCGATTTGCCGCCTCGTCGACCGGCTCTTTCAGCACTGCCAGCGCCTCGTTCCTATCCATCGTTTCCTCCTCGCGGTTGGTTCTGCGCGGCCTTCAATTCGGCCACCTGCTGCTTGAGTTGATCGAGTTCGCTGTAGGCCTTGGCCAGCTTGCCAATCAGGAACCCAGCGATCTTGCCCAGCGCTTCCCATGACTTGTCCTTCTTGCCGATGAGCTGTGCCAGTTGGGTGTTCATCAGCTGCGCGTGCAGTTCTGGATCGCTCATTGCACCGTTGCTCCATCCGCGTCGATGCGCTCGGCCCTGTACCAATCCGACCCCGCGGGCCCTTGCGCAACATCACAGCACTGCTCACCGGCAACGAGGCGCCCCACGATCTCGGGAGCTTTCAGCCACTCAGGCACATCGGCAGGAAACACTGGACACCATCCGTCGCGCCCGTTGGCCGACTTGTAGATCACCAGAACGGCCCGCTTCTGCTCTGGATCGTCGCTCACTTCTTCCTCCCTTTCTTCTTGGCCTTCCTGCCGGCCGATTTCGCTGGGGTCCTCGGTACGGCCGTTCCGTGCTTGATCGTCGTCACGAACAGGCACCCGTCCCGCTGCCAATGAGCACGGTGGCAAAGCCTGCAGACGGGAGGATCGATGGCGCTCATGCGCTTACCTCGGCAAATAGGGGTGAGTCGCCCGTGATGCGCTTCCGCGCCATGTCGGCGTAACTGACGTTGAGTTCGATCAGGATGGCATCGCGGTGCAAGCGGTCGGCTACGAGGGCCGTTGTTCCTGCGCCGCCAAATGGATCGAGAATCGTGTCGCCTTCTGAACTCGAGCAGACGATGCAGCGGCGTGCGAGTTCGGCAGGCATAACCGCTGGGTGTCCGGTGTAGGTTGGCTGCGGGCGAATCGTCCAGACGGTAGAACGAAACCACTGTTCCCCTGGATCTCGCACGCGGTATTGCTCCGACACCGCCAGTAGGAACAGGTATTCGTGTGCCGTCTGCGGACGGTCAAGGCGCGGCGGCTCGGTGGCGGTCTCCTTATCCCAGATGATCGTCGCCCTCAAATACCAGCCGTCTGCTCGCAGGGTGTCGGCGACAACGAACGGAACCAGCGTGATGTCTTTTTCCTTGAACCCCGCTGTCTGCCTGCGCCACCCCTTGCGCTCGTGCGCGCCGGTCCACTGCCTGCGCTTGGCAACAAGTGAACCACCGCCGCCATTTCCGCCGGCCGCATACGTATCCCCGAGTTGCAACCACAGCACGCCATCAGGTTTAAGAACGCGGCGGACCTCCAGGAAGACCTCGGAGAGCGCATCAGCAAAATCAGCTGGGTCCGCTTCCTTGCCGATCTGCCTGTCATCCAGGTAATCGCGTTGGCGCCAGAATGGCGGGCTGGTCACGCAGCAATGCACCGACTCGGCTGGCAGCTTCGCCAGTTCCGCGAGTGCATCGCCTTGAATAATTCGGACGCTCATGCGAGCAACTCCCGTATCGTCCAGGCAAGCAGCTTCGTGTCCGAGAGCTTGTGCGCCAGGTAGAACGCGCGGCGCCGACTCTCGTGCAATTCGTGGTGGCACTCGCCACACAGCGGCACGGTGGCGAAGTCCGAGTGTTCCCCGCGCACGCTCTCGATGTGGTGCGCTTCCCGCGCCTGGACGCTGCGCCCGTAACAGTTGAGACAAGTTACGCAGCGGAGCGTATGAATCAACGCTAGGTGGCGCTTGGCCGCAGTGCTCATGCGTACTCCCGCGCAGGCGCCGCATGAAGCTCGACCCCTTGGTTTGACGCCCAGGCCTCAATCTGGAGCCGGTAGCGGCTGTGCCCGCGCTCAGTGAGGTCCTTGGTGCTCCCAACCAGCACGCGATCCCCGCGCGGCGTCATGGCCCACTTGCGGTACGTCTCCGGGTTCTTGACCAACTCCGCCAGCTCGGTGTGATTCACGTCGGGCAGGAACTCCTGCTTAAAATGCTGCGCCCAGATTTCGGCGGTGAACTGACGCCCGTCCACCCAGACCTGCTCGGCGATGTCGGTCAGCGGGCCCGCCCACAACCCAGCCTGTTGATCGAGACGTCGGCCCTTTACTTCCTCACGCAGAATCAGCTCGAGCGGGCGATCAGGATCCAGCGGCACATTGCGCAGCATCGCATGGGCAGTCTCGCGCTGGATCTCGCCGACGAGCCGCACCGTTCGCGTCTGGTACTTGGGGCGGGTCATTCCCATCCTTCTATGATTCGCCCGACCTTCTTTCCAATCTCTCGGTATTGCTTAGCCGCAATGACAATCAACCGAACGTCTGGAAAATGAAACGCCATCCTCTTAATCTTGGTGACGCTCTTAGCATCCATCCATCCCTTGACCTCGTGATATTCGGTCTTGCCGGAGTTTGTCACGACCTCAAAATCTGGCAAATAACTCACTACACCGCGTCGGATTCCTTCAAACCAGAACGTCTTGGGCTCGTGCTCCCAGGATTTGAGATTCCCGCGTGCCCGCAGCCATTCCAAATAGCGAGCGTAATTTGCTTCCCATCGGCTCCTGGCGTAGATGCGCTTACCGCCAATCTCTCGCCAACCAGCCAGCCACGATCCCCGACGTATCTTCGGAGCACCACACCCATATTTTGCAACTCTCGCTATGTGCATTCTCATTACCAATTCATCCCGCTCCGCTTCCGTACGTGATTTCCACGTCGCGGACGAAGACGCGCTCATCCGTTCCAACGTATCACGCGAAAATGTTTTCCCTTTCATACCGCGTGGATGCGGAACTGAAAGGTTGCGAGCGCGCATTTTCTCGGCCGCGTTCTTCCGCTGCACAGCCGTCCCTAACTTTCCTTCTTTCCAAAGCTTCCGCATGACATCGCTTTGCGCCGGTCGTTTTCTTCCTGTAACTGTTGCTGCAGCCCTTGCGCGTGATTCCTTCCACGTAGCGGATTTATAGTCAAAATGCAGGCCAAGTCGGCTTGTTCTTGTGCGTATCGCATCGACCGTTCTTCCTAGTTTTTCCGCACACCAGACCCTTCCATTCGTCGGATAGTGTTCCCTCAAAAACGTCAGTTCCAACTCAGTCCAATCACCAAAGACGGATGTTCGAATCGGCGAGGCGATCGATTCAGGCATCAGGCCGGGCCGTAGCGGTACGTCTTCGGCGTGCCGTAGCGTTTGATCCGGTCGGCTCGGACCAAGCACGTCAGGCGCCAGAATATGTCGCCTTGGAGTCCGGTTGCCTTCTTTACCTCGATCGGCGACAAGAAGTGATCAGCTT